TCTTTTCTCTCCTGCATCCCTTGGAATACTTCACTGTCGCACCATGTTGGATCGTATCGCTTCACGTTCTGCCCTTTCTTATCGCGCTTAATCGCACGCTAGGGGCATTGACTGGGCCAATGCCCCCGGCGCAGGATTAAAGACCTTCCTTTCCTATCTCCGGTGCAATGATGCCATATCCGCCCCAGTCACGATGCAAACGGCTATCCTGCTGATGTGTCCTCATGTACTCATCTTCAATCTTCAGGGCGTAGCCTCTAGGGTCTCCATTCAGGAATACGGGTACGGTTCCGTCATTTCCTAGTGCGGCATTCAAGATGTGCAATATCCTGTCTGACTCCTCCTCATAATTTGGCACGCCACGATTGCACTGCCGCAGGGCCAGCTCCTCCCCTGCCCGCTCCCATTTGCGCACGATACGACACAATGCCATAGGCTCCTTTTCGCATTGCGTGAATATTGCCAGTAGGTTTTCCCCGTGTTCTCTAATCGCTTGTTCCTGTTTCTTAGTCATTTTTCCTATCCTCCTTTATGCGCTTAAATAGGCGCGTTGTTTTTCCGTCCCGTACTTGTTCACGTAATCCCGTAATTCTGCCAACGTGCTATCACATACGCCACGCCTATGGGTCTCCGGGAGGTTCCCATTGGTTTGCACGCTATAGCGCCCGAATTTCAGAGTCTTATTCCCGTTAATGTCTGTGCATGTTCTCATTTTCATGTCTGCCCTACTTTCTCACGGCTTAGCGTGCTAGGAGGTACGAACAAGCCGTACCCCCCGGCATGCTAGGCGTTCAATTCTTCCCAGAAGTCTGCATCGTTGACAGATTCCCATAATTCAAGATCCTTTACGGCATAGCACATCACATCACCATTCTCAGTAGTGTAGAGATTGTGGATGCTTCCGTCAGGAGCCTTTATATCTAACTGATCTGCATCACTCCACACATCACAGTAGTATTCGTGTTCACTATCGCACAGGATAAGCCTATCCTCCTGAGATAGGTCTGGCATCAAATGTCCGAACATCTCCCCTATACGCTGGCCCACATAAACCCCGTGGGCACCATTGATTGCACATTCAAAGAGATCCTGCGCGAAGTCATCCGCACACATCCCCTTAAGCGTATCAACTACGCTTGCCGCTATTGTCATTTCTTTCTTAGTCATTGCCTTACATCCTTTCATTGCACACAATGCGGGAAACGTATTGCACCCCGTCTCTATAATACACCTGTAAGTCTTCATGCATCTCCTGCAAAGTCTCGTCAATACTCTCGTAGTCCTCCCGTTCAATGTGGCCAGACTCAATAAAGCCAACATTGCACATCCCGCCAAACACTATGTGTGTGTCAGTCTCCAGTACTTCAAAGGGACTCAAATCCCCGTCGCCGTCTTCTATCTCAATAACGCCCAAATATCGGGCATTGCTTGTGTCTATTGCTTTCCAGTTCATGTCGTCCCTTTCGTTTCCTGCCACACTGGGAGGCGCGAACAAGCCGCGTCCCCCGATGCGCTAGGCATTGCTTTCTTTAATTTGGTTCGCTTGCCATTTCTCTTTTTGTAATGCAGCCTTGAGACGCTTTTCAGCGTTATCCATTGCCCGATCTTTCGCACTATCCCCGGTCCCCTCATAGTCTGTAAAGTTACCCGTCGCATACAACAGCGCGTACACTTGCGCCCGTGTTAGATCAACTTTCATGAACGGTAGTCCCCATCTTCGCGCACTTCAAACCAATGAACCTTATTATCCCGTCCTATCACCGCATAAATCGTATCTGCTTTATAATAACGAGTTTCCCAGTCTGATTCTATAGGCTCCAAACCCTTCAGCTCTTTTTTCGCAATGCGCATCTTGTTTTCCTTCTCACGCCTTGCGTACTCTGCGCTACAATCAAAGCTTTCCCTTGTCGGCAACACATTTCCTAACCGTTTCATTGTCTTTCCCTTTCGTTGTTACCTACCACACTAGGGGGCACGACAAGCCGTGCCCCCCGGCTTGCTAGGCGTTCAACTTGTCCATTGCACGCCCCATATAGGGCGCATACGCCACGTCGGCAAAGGCAAAGAAATAGCCCTTTGTTTCCTCGTTAATGCCCATTGTGTCCATTGTACGAATAAAGCTATCGGTGAGAATCTTCTCAGCCGCCTTTTTTCGCGTGCCGTAATGTACGTAAGTTTTGCCTTGTGGCCAATTGACGCGAAGGTCTTTAATCATTGCCTTACTTATATCTTCCAATGTCATCGTCTCTCCCTTTCGTTTACCTATCACACTAGGAGGCGCGAACAAGCCGCGCCTCCCGGCTTGCTAGGCTACACGCTTAACAGCATACAGAGCTTCAATCAGGTTCATAAGATGCTGGTGAGTCTCGCCCGGTCTCGCCCCCTCATCTAGAAGACTGTCATAGTCCTCATCCGAGACGGCTTCTATGATCATGGCTGCACGCTCTAGTAATTCGATTTGCTTTCTAACTGTCATGTCTCGTCCTTTTTTAGTGTTTCCTGCCACACTAGGAGGCGCGAACAAGCCGTGCCCCCCGATGTGCTAGGCACCGTGATAGTAAGATTCGGTCTGTTCGATAACGATACAGCGCTGGCCGTTCATGCCGAAATGATCGCGACCATTCGCAACGTCAAATGCTGTGAAGGATACCGTGCCCCACAAGCCGTCATCTTGACTGCTCGCGTAATGATCCGCTGCTATCTTAGCGGCACGCATAGACGGGAATACCTCAAACCAGTCCAGACTATCCTTATAGTCACCGGGGATGTACACTGTATAGACATATTGCTTTCTAACTGTCATGGTCTCTCCTATTGTTGGTTTATCGTTCACGCCAGCATATACATGCATACACCATGCCAACACGCTATGAAACACCAATGAGACACCTATGGGACACAATGAGACAATATCACCTCGCATATGTGCAACAATGAGAATCAATATTGCAATGATGACAAGCATATGGCAGCATGTAGAGCACTAGCAAAGCACTACACTAAACAAAGCACTCTGCAATGCAAAGCACAGGAGAATAGCAATGCCATACAAGCAACGCACTAGAGAAGAGATGACACCGGAAGAACTAGAGCAACACAAGGTCAATGGCAAGCTCGGGGGCAGACCCAGACACCCAAGAGTGCACGAGACCTCAGAGACACTAGCTGCCCTGTCAGAGTCCCCAGAAGCCTCTAGGGAGACCACACTGGCAGTAATACCCCCGGAGGATCTCCCAGACCATCTACAGGGCCTGCCAGACACTATAATCAGCATACTGTGCGGAGTAGCCAAGGGCCTAACACATCAGGCCGTAGCAGACCGGCACGGCATCTCTAGAAGTAGAGTAACTAATATTGTGCAAACGTATGATAAGCTAGGGGTTTTCGTCTCAAATCCTTCAATACGTTCAAAACTGGCTGAGCATGACTGGCAGATCGTACAGGCACGGGCACAATCGCTAGTTCTGGACAAGCTAGAAGCCGGAGACAAGGTGAGTCTTCAACAGGCAGCAGTCGTGGCCGGGGTGGCCGCAGATAAGCTGCACAACGCCAAGCGGTTAGCGCAGCAGCAGCAGATAGTAGAGCATCAGACTGACAACTCGGCGCTGGCTGGGCTTAAGGCTATAGACGTAGAAATAATTGAGCCTGATAGTAGCAAGTAGTTGATACTCAATAAGATAGGTGTGTTTGACGTGTTCGACATTCTGTGAGTTATGAGACGTGGCGCGTGGCCCGTAGTGTATGTCTAGTAGGGTCAGACAGGCCCCTACCCTTGCCCCTCCCCGTGCCCGTTTGTGTATATATATGCATTTTCAGCCGAAGCCTCTACTAAAAGGTTCTCTCTCATCGGGGGGGGTGCTGCTAAAAGGCTATCTCCATATACAGCGGGAGTTACAGTTTGCTAGTGAATTGCGTTATTCTGAGTATTGGCGTAATGCTGCCTAGTGTTTGCATTGCTTAGTGCTATCGTGCTTAGCGCTGGTGATAGTTGTTCTTATACGCGCAGTAGTTGTGAGAGTGGGTCTTTGGTAACACTATGTACGCACTATAACGTCTGCTCTGTTACACGTTAGACATAAGCGCTTGACTCGACACATTGCTTATGGTTACATGCTGGAAACACAAGGAGAGCGTTATGATGCGTGAGAAGAAGTTAGATCCGTACAAGCGTGTGAAGGCTGGTAGTTATGACTGTGGTTATCCTCGCTACATAGACAGGCAGCCTACCCGTATGCATAGTATGTGGAAGAACATGTGGGTGCGTTGTACTAATCCCGCTATGGCTCAGTGGCATAGGTATGGTGGTAGGGGGATAAGTGTGTGTGCTGAGTGGAGGGACTACAATGTGTTTGCTGACTTCTGTGTGAAGAAGGGATATGGGGACGGGTTGACGATAGATCGGATAGATAATGATGGGAATTATGAACCGGGGAATGTGCGGTTTGTGACGTTGGAGGAGAACATACGTAATCGTACGGCTACGGATGCGCAGCGTGAGGCGTCTAGGGAGAGCCTTGGTGCGTATTGGGCTGACGTAAAAGCGGGGAGGCGTGAGCGAAAAGGGAAGGATAAGGCTGTGGTGTGTGTTGAGACGGGCGAGGTGTACAAGAGTGGTGCTGCTGCTGGGCGTGCTATAGGGAGGGGCAGGAAGGCTGTGTGTGCGTCTATCAAGACGGGGACGAGGGCTGGTGGCTACCATTGGAAACACGCCTGCGAGGCCTTGTAGGTGCCTTTACGTGGCTTGTGGTGTGTTAATGTGCCCATTGGGGGCTGTGGAGGTGTGTGATGGCTAAGGGGAATAAGGAAGCGGGTAAGGGTGATGGGGTGAGGCCTGTGGACAGGCGCAAGTGGGATGAGGGTTGGCGGTTGTTGAACCGGGGGAAGCGTGTGAGGGTTAAGCGGGGGTCACGGGGTTGAGTGCTGCTATGGGGAGGTTGTAGCAGTCGTCCTTGAAAGTCCATCCGTTGACATCAGGGGAACCTTTTTTGTTAAATGTGGCCTCTTTGAAGAATGCTTGTTTGTCCTTATAGCCTAGGATGAAGCATGTGGTGAGTGTGGTATTGACACGGCAGAAGATGTAGTAGTCGCATTGTTGTGTGGTATTGAATGCTGATATGCTGCACAGGTAGTGTGGTAGTGGTGTGACGGTGGTTTTCTTGGTTTTGACGTCTACTTTGAGGTTTTCGATGGTGAGGTCGTAGTGGTATGTGGGGTTAGTGTTGGTGTTTTTGTGAGCGTAGTGGTCTTGGATGATGATTTCGCCAATGGCTCCATAGATGTTGCTTTTGCCTTTGGTGATTGATCCGTTGAGGCTGCTGAATGGGTATAGTGTTTTGGCTCTTTGCAGTTGTTCTGTGGTGATATTTGTAGTGATCATGTGCGTGTTGCCCCCTCCGGCAAGGTTGCTAGAGGGGGCAGGTAGTCATTCCTTGCCGCCTTTCTTCTGGCGCTCCCATGCGTCTGCAAGATCGTCAACGATGTCGGCAAAGTCGTGGTCGTCTTGCGCTCTCCACTTCGTTGCGCGTTCTCTGATCCAGCTAACGGGGATTCGGGCATCCCGCTCTGCCTCAAGTGTGCTTGTCGCGAGTCCTGCAAGGTTCTTGAGTGTCGTTGCCGACGCTTTCCACTCGTCCCGCTCGGCCTCCAACTCCGCGACCCGTGCGCGGAGTGTCCTGACCATTTCGCGCCAAGGGTCAACGGCAACTTGCGTCATGTCGTAACATGGCTTGCAGTCCACAACTCGCTTGTCGTGTACGCACATCACCCAATCTGTCTTGATGCTCATTCCGCGCCGCCTTTCTCTGTCTCCAATGCTTCCATCCAATCTACTACATCGGCGTGAACGTCTAGGTTATAATGCACTATACGCATCTTGGCTGAGGATGCGTGTGCTTGTCTGCAACCTTGGATGAACTTAATGGCGTCCTCCATTGAGCCGAATGAGTCTATGGGGATGTAGCCTCTGCCGAATACGCAATAGAGTTTGTCGTATGGTTCTATGGGTTCTGGCAGTATTCCTAGTTTTTCAAGATTCATCTGGGTCTTTCAGTTTGACAACGACGCTGTGAGTGCTGCCTCTTTGCGTTGCAAGCACCACCTTGGCTGTGCCGGGGAAGCATGTGATGACGTTAGGCGCTGATGATACGCCTGATTCTATGATGTCTCCTGCTTTGTAAGGGCATTTGTCTGTGTATGTGATGATGAAGTCGTAGTCTTTCATTCTCGCTCCCTGCATCTGGTGCATACGCATCCGTCAAAGCTCTCTAGGTCGATTGTAAAGGCTTGTAAAGCCTCAGCTAGTTCGTAGTATTCGCTGTTGCTCTTGTCGATTCGTAGGGCTGTTTCAATGCGTCCTATGATGGCTGAGAGTAGTAGTGCTGTTTGTTGGTCTGTCATTCTGTCTCCTGTGTGTGCATCTTGATTTCTGAGAACATGGAGTCTATGGCGTCACGTATTGCGGGCCATTCGTCAGGGTCAATGCCTATGCTTTGCTCATCCTTGCCAAGTGGCTCTTGTTTGACAATGACGTATTCCCCAGCGGCTTCGTCGTCTATGGTGACGATGGTGCAGCATTCGTCAAAGATGGGCTTGTCCTCTGGGAGTACGGCAAGTGTTAGTGTGCGTATCTTCATTCTGGCACCTGCACGGCTGCAATCTTATGCTCAGGGATGCATGTGACATGTGTGCCCCCTACCATGAAGACAAACGACTTCTCGCTCACTAGGCATTCAAAGCCAACCAGTATGTCCCGTACACATGGACCTACACTGATGCAAAAGCCCCACGGGTCGTATTGGTTGTTCTTCTGTGTTAGCTCTAGCCCGTCTATAGTGAGGGGCTTCACAGCTACCAGCACCATGTCTTTGATGGGTGTGATGGTTGAGTCGTCAAAGAGCAGGGGTACTAAGTCCTCTTCCTTGACGAAGTAGAAAGACTCAGGGCATCCTGCTTCGCTGAGTGAGTTGGGTGCTTCAGGGCACCATGTGGTAGAGCCTAGCATGTCCTCTGTGAAGAGTTTGCAGTCGGGGCCTACGCCGCATATAGAGCAGAAGTTCGTGTCGTCCCAAGTCGTGTCCGGTAGAATGATGCCACCGTCCATGAACTCATTGCCTATCTGTTCGCCTCTTGCGCACTTGCGAATGAGTAGGTAGGTGCCTACAGGGCGCTCCACCTTGTCTAAGAATCGTTCTGCTTCGTTCATTGTCCGTCCTCCTAAGCCAAGCAGGCTGTTATGATGATTGCGACTACGATTGCCGTGAGCATTCCTGCGCCACTTACGTTCTTGGAATACCATGCTATTCCTGCAAACACCCACACTCCTGCTATCGCTATTCCTGTACCGATGGTCATGTCCTGTCCTCCTGTGTGGTGCCAATGTGACACCTGTGTCCTGTTGCGTCAACCTAAATTCTTCTGTACCCGTCATCCTCCTGCTCTTTGGCGTGCTCCTGCTGGTCATATACGCCCTCAACGATGTCCTCATCATCGCCTCCACCCATGTTGCCCAAAAAGCGCATCGGGATCATTATGCCGTATGCAGCAGCGTTAATGCCGTGGTCGTTCTTCTTGAGTGGTTCTGACTTAGGATTCTCTGCGCCTTCCTTGTGGGGCTTCCAGAAATAGTGCTCTAGTTCGTATTTGAAGGGGATGTTGCATGGATTGTTGAAGATGTAGAAGCGTGGTGCTCCCATCTGGCCTGTGACGGGGTGCATACGCTCAGGATCTACCTTCAACAACTCTTGGAACAGCGGTATCCAGTGGCTACTGAACTTCCCGGCAGCCTTCTTGATGCCTGTTAGTCCCGCTTGCTTGTATATCCACCCGTGCGGCTTGCCACACATCTTGTCAGGCAGGGAAAAACTGCGGCTATCCATCACCTGAGAGGCAAACCACTCGCTCTTGTACTCCTCTTCATACTGCTCAAACACCAATCCACTCTGATTGTCCCTGTAATCCCCTAATTTCTTGCGTGTATTCCCTGACATTTCAATGATTGCTTTGACATTCTCACCAATCGTGCGCTCTTTGTTGTAATACGAGCGATAGAGGTAGATGTTTCCGTCCTTGTCCACAGCAAACCAGAGGCATACGGTGGGATTGTTGATGCCGTGATCCATAGCCCTGTAGCACGTCACATCCTTGGGAGGCTTGTCCCACAGAGGCTCAATCCAGCTAAACTCAGGCTGCCATTCGTCTAATACCACGTCTGCTGTCAAATGCCACTCTCCGTATAGGCGTGCTCGCCCTTCTGCTAAGACCTTGCGCTGTGATACGCCAGTTGTTTCTTGGATTCGCAGGGGTTCTCCCTCCCACTTCTCCACTTCTATCTGCTTCATCTTGAGTGGGTATATCCAATCTGGTATGTCCCAGATGGTTGTGCCGCTGTGAACGCCTACATCGTGGCCGTGACTGATCTGGCCTGTGAGGAAGGGGTACATCCAGCCCTGTCCTCCGGTGTCTGCTCTGCCCTCCACCTTGTGCGGGGTGAGTGAGAAGTAGTGTACACCGTTCGTTGTTCGCGTACCACGATCAGCGCCGTCCCACATGGGCTTCTTGCCCTGTTCGTCCCATAGCCATTTCTTGAGAGCGCCACCTTCGTAATTGCCTTGGTCGCTCTCGTACGTGTAGAACCCTAGCATTGAGTTGCTGACGGCGAATTGGATGGTCTTGTCATGCCCCCAGTTGGGAGAGTAGCGACAGCCACGCTTCTTGTTGTAGCGCCTGAACTTGCCTAGTTCATCGTCGGGAGTCCACTTCTTTACAATTTCCTTCCATATCGGGTCGTCTAACTTGGCTGTGTTGTAAGTGGCTACACCTACGGAAATGGGGCCGTGGAAGTCTTGGTACTTCATGCCATGACAGGAGAATATCTCCCATGACGGGTCTGCCTTGATCATGGGATGGGGGCCTACAAGCATCTTCACCCATGCCGCTGTTGTCTTGCCAGATCGGTTGAGGTCAACGATGGCACAGGATGTAGCGTCCTCATCATTCAGGAAGTCAAGCTGCTCCTGAGAGTTGGGGGCGTAGAACCTGAGAGGGTTGGTGCGCTGTTCCTGTTCAATGAGTCTGAGTTGTGCTTGGTACTTGGGCTGTTGTGCCAGCCACTTCTTGTTGCAGCAGACTACGGTGAGGCCAAGGAAGAAGCGTACATTGTCTGGGTTGCGCACCTCTGCAAGCAGATCGTCCTGTTTCATGTACTCAGCGTGTGTGCCCTTCCAAGCCTCTCCGTTGAGTATGAACTCGTACTCAAAGTTGTTCATTCGTGCCCCATTCCCAATTCCTAACGAGCGCCTTCTTGTCTTCCACTTCGCAGCACACGTCCTCCCATGTAACGAGGGGGGAGTCTTTGAGTGCCTCTAGTCCGTCCCAGTCGATGCGTAGGCGGTGGAGGTTGTCTAACACTTCCTGTAGCATTTCATGCACTTCTGCTGCTGTGTAGGTCTTCATGCTTCCACCTGTACGTATGTGTGGTCTCTGAGTCCTAGGGACATGTGTGCTGTTTCTGTTTGTTTCTTACGTTTATTGAAGGTTGTACGACCAGCCACCTTGGGAGGATTCTTACATCCTGAGTTCATTCGTCGGCTAACGAGTGCTCTTGCGTTGCTTTCGCTGGCACATTCAGGGCATAGGGGTCGTTCTGATTCTGTATGGCACCACCAGCACTTGCTCACTTGTCGTCCTCCTGTATCATTGTGTCAATGGCGTCCCTGAGGGATGCTTTAGCCCTGCGATTCTTTGTACTGAACATCCTTAGTCCCGGTCCTGTGTAGCTCCATCTGCAAGAGAATCGTGCTCCTGATAGTGCGCGTTGCAGGAAGTTGATGCGGTCTGTGTCTGTCATTAACCCCGCCTGCTGTTTGGTATGTCGAGCGACCCCACCATGACTGAAAGACACTGGATGCAGTTCTTGTCCATGCGAATGCCGTGATAGCATGTGGGGATTCGCTTATCATGCATTCGGGTCGATTCGTCCCTTAGTCGTGCGGCTTGCTTTTCTCTGCGTGCATCACTCATTCGCTTCCCTCCAATATCACAGGATCTGTCTCCAGCCCTGCGTAATGCTTTTGTATAGCTGTTAGAAACTCTGTCATTTGAGACACATTCATCATGGATGTCAATGGAATATACTCCATAGCCTGTAGCTTTTGTTCGTATTGCAGTCCAATCAGAGCCTCTTTGTAGAACTCATTGAACTCAGGGGAAGCCCCTCGCATGATGGCTACGCCGAAGTGGAGTTTGCAGAAGGCCTTTACCTCTGCGGGTGTGTGCTCTCCTCGCTCCCTGCTGATCTGCGTTATCCATGCGTGTAGCATAGCGTTCTGCTGAGATGACCGTGAGAGGCCCTCAGAGACGCTACAGCGCATCGTAGCCCCTTCGGCCAGCCTTTCCCTCAGGTGGATGGTCAAGGCGCTTAGAGAGGCATTGTCGTGTACCGTGAATTGCTTACTCACCACTCACCTCCATCTGCTATCCGCACATTATGCCTGTCTGCGTGGTGCTGACGACACAAAGCCTCTAAATTCTCAATGTGATCTGCGTCAGGAATACGCCTGCCCCGCTTGTGGTGGATGTCTACGGCTGGTGCTCCGCAGTCCTCACAGGGGATAAATGGCGGCTCAATAGCATTGGGGTGGTAGAGGCCCTTGGCTTTGAGGTAGTTCTTTACGTGGTCTTTCATGGTGCCTCCCCAAACATGATGCGATTGAACTTAATGCGCTTTGCCAGCAACCATGCACCACCTTGGCACTTAGGGCGCTTGTATGTGCTATGATCCTCTATCTCCACCTCTGCCCACACTCGCCCCTTGTTTGACAGGTGTGGAGCGCAAGGTGTGAAGCAGCAATGCCATCCCGGTCTGCGAGCATAGCCTTTCTTTGGTCCCATGTCCTTTGCATCCAGCCACACGCCGAAGGGGATGTTGAGCCTTGCGTCAAAGAATAGGGGGCCGTAGGTGCCGTTCTTGCGCTTCTTGATTAGTTTGTATGCTATCACTCTTCTCCCCACTCCAGCGTCACGACTGTTTCTTCAACGCTTCCTTTAGACTGCGTATGTCTGATTTCCGAGACGTATTTGGGCGAATCATCTGATAGTATTCCAGAATGAACAATTCCGTCGAGTACCGCTTTCCCTGAAAGTCCATCCAAGTCGGCCAGTCTTTTCCGTACTGAATGGAAATGGATACGGCATGGTGAAGGTATTGTCTCAACTTCATTCGCAGGAAGTGTTGCATCCCTAGAATCCTGTTCCATGTCGGCATCGGCAGGGGCATGTGTATCTGTGTTCTCATTCACTACCCCACCATCCGTGGCTGATGCACTATCGTAACAAACAGGGGGCCTATGTCTATGTGGGTGTACACCGTTATCTTGCCAAGCACTACGATAGTCTCTTGGCGAAAGGGCTTGAACGTCCAATGCTTCCAATCAAATCCTGCTTCAATCCTCATTATTCCCCCGCTGTTGGTGATGTTGTGCTGATAGGGCGTGTAGGTAGGGCTTCTCTGAGGGCAAGGAGTGCTTTGAAGAAGCGTTCAGCCGTGTGTACGGTGGAGAACGTAGCCCTTATTTCTTCGTAGTGCAGGTCTAGTCCTTCGTCCGGCCAGTTGTCTCTGAGCACAATAGCAGCGTCTTGTAGGTTGTCGCGTATCCAATCGTTGTAGGCATTGCTCATCCTGTTCTCCTGTGTGTTGGCGCCTCAAGGGAAAGCCTGCGCGTGCGCCCTAACCCTCTCAGGTCTGGCCCAGAATTGTTGCCAACCAAGGGCAGTTCTGGATTTCGGTTCGCACCAGCAGGGTGTGGTTTGCACCCTCACGTCACTTACATCCCCGTTCGGCATGTGGTAGCGGGAGCATGATTCGAACATGCGTCTCTAGCTTATGAGGCTAGCGGCTTACCAGACTGGCCCATCCCGCAATGTAAAGAGGCGAGGCAAGAATCAAACTTGCGTCTACGGCCTACAATAGCCGCGCTCTACCACTGAGCTACTCGCCTATAAACTGGCGGGTGCCGTATGACTCAGTGGTGATCGTTACACCGTGTCATACGCAGAGCCTCCCGACTCTTTCACCCGCAGACTAAGGGCGGCTTCGCGATACCGTTCCTAAGTCTGTAGCGAGTAAATCATAGGGAAACGGCTACGTCAATACCTTTGTTGCACATTGTGTGACATTTCTCTTGCGCCCCATCCCCACCTGTGCGAAAGTACAACCATGAAGCAACCCATAACAGCATACGGCTACGGTACGGGGCGAACGAAGCACGTCTCCTTTCGCACCACGCCAGAGTTGTTCAGGAAGTGGAGCGGGAAAGCAGCACGGGCAGGGCTATCGCTGTCGGCTTGGATCGTGCGTAAACTAGAGGACAGTGAAACAGGAGAGCAGGAATGATCGTAGTAAAGATTGACGTAACCAAGATTGACAAGAGCGCCTTGTTTCAGGGAGCAAAGGGCACATATCTCGACTTGCTCTTGTGGGAAACGCCTGACAACCAATATGGCTCAGACTATGTTGCAAAGCAGTCGATCCCCAAGGAGCGCACTGACGCAGGCGAGAAAGGCCCCATCCTTGGCAATGGTGAGTGCAAGGGTAGTACGCCTAAGATCAACACGGGTGGACAGGCAACTGCTGGCGGCGGCGGGGACGATGGCGGTGATGACATTGGCGATTTACCCTTCTAACCATCTAAGCATTGTGCCGTCAGGTCGGATACGCCGATCTGGCGGCATTAAGGAGGCAATCATGGCAGACATATCAAAGTGCCTAGGAGAAGGATGCCCCGACAAGGAGCGTTGCGTACGCTATCTTGAGCCAGCAGAGCCTATGTGGCAGTCATACGGGCCGTTCGACTTCATCAGGGGCGAAGGTGAATGTGAGCATTTCTGGGAGGTTGATGAGAAAGATGATGAGTGAGGCTCAGGAGTATGACCACAACAAGAGGGTGGAAGGCTACCACAAGGCGCTCAAAGACCGTGACGAGGCTATCAAGGCACTTGCTGACGCTCAGAGAGCCTATGACCTTGCCGTGGTCAACCTTGGGGATGGGCACATTGAAATATATGAGTACGGAGGAATGTAATGCTTGCATCCCTTGGCGGGGTGTGCGATAGATAGAGAGTCGAGAGGCTTACTATGGGGTTGCTCCCGTAGGACAGCCGAACACACCAATTGCATCATCCTGCGGTTGCCTCTTGATTCCTTCTGTGTTAGGCACGTTTGGGGTGATGAGTGTTAGACTAGGATGATGTAATGAATGATGCATATAGAAAACTGCTTGCAGAGGATCGCAAGCTAATCACCTACCGCCCATCCCTCAGGGAGATAGGCGGCTCCGTTGCCGGGACTATCCTGTTTCAGCAGATCATGTATTGGGACGAGATAAAGGGCGGAAAGTTCTGGAAGTTCACATCACCGTGTTCTCACAAGATGTACAAGAAGGGTGACTCATGGGAGGAGGAACTCGCCATGTCTGCCTACGAAGTAAGGTCATGCCTCAAGCATTTCGCATTCAAGTGCGGAAAGAAGAACAGGGAGTGCATGGGTGACTCCTACGAAGATGAGCGCAATAACGCATTGGTTCATTATTATACCGACAATCACAGGGTTACTTGGTACATCCTAAATCGTGAGTTACTTAGTAAACGCACATCCTTCATTTACCAAGTAAACGAAGGCCCTTCACTTACTCTTAATACAGAGACTACTCCAGAGACTACGGAACCTTTGCCTGAGGATGATTTGCCATGCCCTTTCTGATTCTTGGTTTAAGAGGCTTTGATTGCCTAGATTCTGGGCACGGATTCTTAGTAGGGGAACGCAACACAAGGAGGATGAGATGACAATAACCGATCTGATTGAAGAACTTGAGTACAGACTCGACCTGCATGGCGACATGGTTTGCTACCTAGAGGTTGTGGGTTTAGATGATACTCCGTATTTCATGCCTGTTGGGGGCGTAAGCGTGGAGAAAGAGATAAACGAGAAGCGCCTTTACTTGTCTGAATAGCGTACGAATTGAAAACAATCAAAGCCCAACAGGGCCTATAAGCAGGAGAGAGACATGAGGGATCAACGACCAGACGAAGAACGCACATTATACTTGCTGAAGGTAGCAAGGGAGTTCGCTATGCTACACGCATCAGAGATGTCGATGGTGTGGGACGATGCTGTCTGTGATGGCTATTGCCTTGCAGAAGACATCAGTGCGGCACTAAGGGATTTGGAGGACACATGAGCAGGCGACCAAGAGACGAGGAGATAGTGGCCATACACGCTTCATTGCAGGAGAGCAGCACAACGATAAAGATGGTGGGGATAAGTGACCCTGACCGTCTGCGGCTTGTGATAGACGTAGATGCAGAGTCGTTCAGCGACTGGCTGAGGCGCGCAGCACAGGCGTTAAGGGAGGCAGCATGAGTGATCCAGCGAAAGACTGCATCAAGGCGCTTAATGCCATCATCTACAAGCTGGAGAAGGACAAGCCCCCTTCCAAGCCTGATGAAGTTGACGAGGCATTCGGTGATATTGCCAAGGTATTTCAGGACATATTCAAGGACAGGGAGAAGAAGTGAGCAGCATAGAGGACGCAGTGGTGGCGAAGATAGAGGCTAGGGCAGCCAAGGGGCTATCCAATTACGGGGTTACGATGGACAGGGAGGATCTGACTACGCTAGAGTGGTTGACGCATCTGCAAGAGGAGTTGTTAGATGCCACGATATACGTTGAGAAGGTGCTTCATATAGCACGGAACCCTGAATTGCACGGAGATATGTGATGGAGCCTTATTATCAGGATGATTGTGTGACGCTGTACCACGGAGATTGCCGCGAGGTTATGCCGCAAATTGAGGGCGTGACGGCGATTGTGAGCGACCCGCCATATGGGTTGTCGTTCATGGGCAAGGGCTGGGATCACGGCGTTCCCGGTGAGGACTTCTGGCGTATTGCTTCGGCCTGCTGTTTGCCCGGTGCTCCAATGCTGGCGTTTGGTGGGACGAGGACGTATCACCGCCTTGTGTGCGCGATAGAGGATGCGGGGTGGGAGGTGCGGGATAGGCTGCTGTATTTGCAGGGGCAACACGTGCCCGTCGGCGACCTTGCTTGGGCATTTGGCAGCGGATTTCCGAAATCGCACAACATCGGCAAGGCGCTGGACAAGGCGGCGGGGGCGGAGAGGGAAGTGGTGGGGGCCAGTGACGCAGCGCGCCCCAACGCCAAGAATCACACCGTTGTTGCTCGCGGCACATTCAATGGAGACGCAACAATCACCGCCCCCGCCACCCCCGCCGCCCGCACATGGGACGGATACGGAACCGCTCTTAAGCCCGCACACGAGCCAATCTGCCTCGCGATGTTACCCCTCTCGGGCACCTTTGCCCACAACGCGCTGGAGCACGGCGTGGCGGGGCTGAATGTGGACGGGGGGCGGGTGGGGATTGGCGATGACCGCACAAGCGGCGGAATGGGTTCAGAATCAACGACGTTCCTTGCGCCCGCAGACAAGCAGAAGTACGCACGCCCCACAGGTGGCCGCTGGCCCGCGAACATCATCCACGACGGCAGCGAGGAGGTGCTGGCGGGGTTTCCGGTGAGCAAGAATACGCGCCACATGAGTTACAAGCGCAGCGGGGGCGACTTTATTGATGGCATACCAAGCCAATCAGAGAAGGGGTGGCACGTCACGGAAGAAGGCAGCGCCGCCCGTTTCTTCTACTGCGCGAAGGCGAGCAAGGCAGAGCGCAATCGGGGGTGCGAGGGGTTGGAGGGCGGGTGCTCACATCCCACGGTGAAGCCCGTAGCCCTCATGCGCTACCTATGCACCCTCGTAACGATGCCAGAGCGCAACCTGATTCTTGACCCCTTCGCAGGCAGCGGCACAACGGGCGTTGCGTGCAAAGAATTAGGCTTGCCGTGCGTGCTAATCGAGCAAGACGAGCATCATTGCGAAATCATCGCGGCACGGTGCGCGGCGGCAAAGCAGGACGCGCCACCACCACCAAGCCCACAAAAGGAGTTGGCATTATGAAACACACGATAGAGTTTGACGGATACGAGGAGCGCCATGAGTTGCTTACAGCCGTACACGCCCTAGACTACGCTGTGGCATGTGAGGAGATACGCAACTACATCAGGGGGCTTTGGAAGCACGGGCACAACTACAAGAGCACAGAGGATTGTCTGGACGACATCTACCAGTTTGTGTGTGAGAGCATTCCTGAGATAGATTAGACTTGCGTGGTTTTCTCAATTGTGCGAAAGTGTCTCTGTGTCACACATTCACGGAGATTTCTTTTGCCCGAAGCACAACCAGCTATTCCAACCACCGAGCCTAAAAAGAGCACACTTCCAAAGCCTAACAAGGTAGAGCGCATAAACCTTGCAGAAGACAAGGATCTGTGCAAGGAAGTGCAAGACCACCTAGAAGCCTACTTCCAAGCCCATCGTGTAAAACGCGACTCATACGATGAGGTATGGAACCTAGCAGACGAGATGTTTGCCTGCGGTCAGAACACCAACACCCGTGAAACAGAGCGTACACGACTCGACAGACAAGGCGACTCACGCACCAAGACCAAGAGCCAAAAGGGCGGCTCAACACTTTTCTTCCGCACCGTAAGAACACTGGCAGCATTGTTCAGTGACATGCTTCACTCCCAGTCAGACCCCTATATGTTCGTGCCTAGAGCAGATGGTGAAGGCGACTTAGGTGACGACTTGAGTGAGGACTTGGCACGCCAACACAACCTGCTCATGCGCTACAGCCGGGATCAGGAACGCTTTGACAGCCTATCCATAGACATTCTCACGCAACTCTGCAAGTATGGCAACGTCCCAATCTACTCCATGTGGAAGCAGGAATCCCGTTCAGTGCTAGACAGGTGGCCTAAGCGTGATGGTGACGGCGCTATTCTCTTTGATGAAGATGGCAGGCCTCAGACAGAAGTGAAGCGCAAGGACGTATGGGTGGCTAACAGGCCTGAGACCAACTACGTTCCCATCAACATGTTCTATGCCGACCCTGACATTGGCGACATTCAAAAGCAAAATGCCCTATTCGTAGTATCAGACGCCAACATCACAACCATCCGGGGCAAAGGCTCTCAGGGTGAGTATGTGAATGTCAAGGACGTGGACTCCACACACCTCCGCGAAAACAGTGAACAAGACGATTTAACCCAGAAACGGCAGGATAATGCAGGGTTAAGCGGTGGTTCTGACGGTGTGAACACAGGTCTGTTCCGACAGATGGAGTGCCATGCCCTGCTACCCATTGACGAATCCAAGCCTAAAGGCAAGCGTTGGAGCATGGACAATGAGCCTAAACGCTATTGGGTGACAGTGGTGGGCAACCAGATTGACAACGGTGTGTGTGTACGCATTGAGCGCAATCCAGATCCAGACGACGAATATCCCTTTGAAATGGTGAGCCTCATCCCTGACGATACGGATAAACTCTACCACATATCCCTAGCACAGCTTCTCCGTGCCAACTACGGCGAGACCGTGACAGCCCGTGCTCAGGAGATTGACAGCAAAACCTTGCAGAACAACAGGCCTATGATGGCTGTACGTGGTGAGGTTCATGTCAGACAGGGCGAGGACTACACCCTATCCAAAGACAAAGTGTTCCATGTAGACAACATCAATAGCCTCAAGCAATTCGATGTAGCCACGCCTATAGACAATGAGCGTGTACGTGTAGCCTTAGAGCAGGACAGCAACGACACAGCAGGCACAGGGCCTACGGTGCGGGGCATTCCGATGGGTGGTCGTACCAGTAGCAGCGAAGCCGTGAATGCTCAGGACGCAGCCACGCTCCCTCACAAGATGATGGCTAAGTATTTCTTTGACAAGTGGTTACGATTCCATGCCCGTAAAGGTGTGAGACAATGGCACCTGTATGCTAGTGACAAGCAGATATTGAAGATCGTGGATGATGACTTGGTAGTGCGGGAGATACGCCCCGTTGACCTGTTCGGCAACTTCGACATCCAGATCAAGCTGGTAGATGACTATGACCGTGACATGCTCTCCATGCAGAACGCCTCCTTCGTAGCACAGCAACTCATTCCGTTGTTCGGAGATGTGATTGACAAGCGTGAAGCAGCCAAGCAGTTGTTTGAGAAGTTCGCCAAGATGGACGCAGCCAAGTTCATTCTCCCTGACGACAGCGCAGAGCAGCGCCTCCTAGCCAAGCGAGAGAACGCCCTATTCAACAGCGGTGAGTATGTGGCCCCGTCCATTGACGAGAACCATACAGCACAGTTGCAGGAGCATAGAGCCTTCCGTGCAGCCTTAGGACAGGTGGCAGACGATCCTCACTATGCCAACGTCATTCAGTTGGTAGAGCAGCACATTCAACAGACAGAGGCCTTAGAGGCGCGTGTAGGCCAGCAGGCAGCACAGCCACAGGCAGAAGCCCCTACGCAGAACGAGACACCGGGAGAAGCTGTAGGTAACAACTTGATAGCAGGACCATTGGGAGCACTAGCACAGCAGTAGGAGGGCGTGATGCTGGAAGTGAGGACGAACAAGAAGACTTTAGGTGCATTGTCCACGGTGACAAACTCTCCTGAATGGGAGTTTTTTGTTGCTTATATTTCTCAAATTAGAGAAAGTGAGAATGTCAAGTTGGCGAAGCAAGGACTGAGCCATGACGAATCGAATTTTTTAAGAGGCAGTATTTCACGACTGGAGCGAGTGCTTCAACTCCGTGAGTCTGTCGAAGGTGAACTGGCGTCCACAGCCTTAGAAGTGGAACAAGGAGACTAGCATGGATAATCAGATCATGCCGGATTCCCTCGTAGCAGACCCCATTGGGACTCCTGCCGCAGAGGCCCCGCAGACTGAACCCGTTGGCACCGATGCCTCGTCACAAGTTGACACTCAGGCAAAGGTAGATGAATTGGCAAACCTTGAGAAGCGTTTGGTAGACACGCAGGCAGCCTTAAAGGCAGAGCAGGCGAGTTTCCATGAACTCAAGGGGCAAGTTGCTCAGATTAATACCCAGATCAGCGCACAGAATCAAGAGGCTCCGGTGGACATGCTCCAGTCGGATGAGTTCTTGAAACTGGTAGACGATGATCCAGCCAAAGCAGTGCAGCAGGCTATGCTCTCAGAACGAGAACGTATGGCAGGCGCATTTGTAGAGGTGATGGATAAGCGTGATGCTGAGTGGGAAAAACGCATGAGTCAACAGTTTACATTGGCACCTGAGAAGCAGGCTCTGGCAACAGAGTTGAGCGAATTGGGACAGTCTGTGCCGGGGTTCAATGAACTCCCCGACGAGACTAAGCTGAGTATGGCGAAGGCTGTACGATCTGCCAAAGGGCCAGAGACCCTAGCACCTCCCGGTAATCCGGCGGGTACAGGATACTCAGAAGCCCAGATGCAAACTCAAGCAGAAGAAAAAGCCAAGAAAACCAAAGAGTTGATGCTCAGAATGTTTGGCGGCGAGGCCGTTGCTGGGAGCGAGTTGTTCCCTAGCGTTACAGACATTGGATCTCAATTCAAGACCAACGGAGTATAGACATGCCAGCAGTGAAAAAAGCCCGTCCTCAGAAAAAAGGGGCGGCACAAAGAAAACAAGCACCCAAGAACATAAGCGTTATTGACGAATACTATCAAGATGATAGCGCCGTTATTATGGCGAAAGCTAAGGCTGCGCTGGGCGAAACTAAGGCTGCGGGAATGGACTTCATGTATGGATCGTCCAATCCAATCGTAGCTGAGAAGCTGAGTCTCAAGGGCTGGGTACGTGTAGTGACAGAAGAAGACGGAAACACGAAGAATTGGCAGCATGGTATTGACCCGCTAATGATGCGAGCAAAAGGGCAGTCGGAGAAAGAGCACAATATGGCAGCAGAGGTTGCCCGCTCACAACTCCGCAATTCCCAGCTTGCAACAGGGACAGACCTAGAGGCCGAGTAATCCGCAGGGATAACCCCTGCATTTAGGAGATAGACTATGGCAACTCTGATTGTAACAAATCCAGAATTGTTCAAGAGTGACTCCCCTATGGCTACGACCAAGAAGTTCATTTTGAACGGACAGTCGTGGAACAAAGGGCAGTGGCTTTTCACTGATGGCAGTGATCTTCTCAAAGCGTGTGCTTCTGATGCCGACTCCGGTACGGGCGGTATTAAGTACGTAGCATTGAGTGATCAGGCAGACCCCGGCAATAGCACTACGGAGGCCGAAGTTGGTATCATCACAGCAGACATGGAGTTTGCGATGAACGAACTGGACGGCGCTGTGGCAGCCACCGACGAGGGTGCTAGCTTTGGAATCGACGTGAGTAGCAATGTTGTAACTGTTGATATTGGTGACACCACCAACCTCGCAGTTCAGATTGTTGAGCGCATGAGCGATATTTCACCCGCTAAATATAATTCGGCAGATGTAAAAGCCAAGGTCGTGTGCAAGGTATTGCCTGCCGCCCTTGAAGCCGCACAAGCCTAAGGAGTAGGACAATGGCAGTTACACCATCAGCATTAACGAACAACACTCAGCAGGCCGGAACGGCTATGGCCGAGCAGTACAGTGATGTACTCGATGAACGATTCCGCGATATTGGGCGTCGTTCTTGGGGCACCCCCGTACAGGGCTTGGAGTTCTATAACGTCCGTTCGACTGCGAAAGACACTGAACGTCACAGCTATGTGGCTTCCGGTGGAATCATCCCTCAGAACCGGGACGTTGACCGCTTGCCGCGCCAACAGCCCATCCAAGGGTTTGACAACACCTACAGCCCTGTCGGCTATCGTATGGCAATGTGGATTGAGAAGCGCCTCCTTGAGACGCAACAGTTCAACGTCATTGATAAGCAGATGGCTGACCTCAACATGTCTGCTAAGAAGACTATTGAGTTGTATGCAGCCCTTCCGTTCAACACCACCTTCGACGCTACGGTTGAGTGGGTGTGTGCAGACGGTTTGAAGCTGGTTAGCTCTGGACGCAACCGTGAAGATACGGCTGGCGGCACTTGGTCCAACCTTGAAACTGCTGGTACGCCCACGCAGACTCGCGTTGGTCAGATGCGCCTGAACTTCCGTAAGAACAAGGATGAGTTTGGTGATCCCGCCCCGCTGACGCTGGGTGAATTGGTCATCCCGCCTGATCTGGAAGACACCGTTATCACGGAACTTGAGTCGGCTCAACAGCCCGGAACGGCACTGAACGACAAGAACTTCCTGACGAAGTATAACCTCACCTACCGTGTATGGGACTATCTCACGTCCACTACCGCTTGGTTTGGCCGTGCTCCTAAGGACAGCTTGTACGAACTGTTCTGGTACTGGGGCAGCAATCCTGCAATTGACATTACGGATGTGACGTACTCGTCTAATCCTGACGTGTGGGGCAAACGCCTCCGCACGTACTTTGTCAGTGGCGCGGATCGCCCTCACAGTCTTCGCGGAAACGCTGGGGCCTAAGGAATTTGTCACGTCCTCATGTGACTCCCCGAGGGGGTACGGGTTCTCCTGTGCCCGTGCCCCCTCTCTTTTTAGGAGATTGATATGACTATTAAGAACAAGAAGTCTGGGCACGCACGTCCTGCTATGGCGCTAGGCGTCATGCTTCTCATTGCTTCGGCAGTGGGTGGGTTTGCGTTGAACTTCGTGAAGTATAGCGACAACGATTATTGGTCAGACAGTGCCATTGTTGTTCCTGCCATCACCGTTAGTGGTGCAGTGACAGGTGGTTCGCTTGCCATTTCAGAGGGTGCGTTTAGTGTTGTGAACACTACGCAGCTTGTGTTCATTGCGTCAGGCGTCACGAACGTCATTGATGCAGACATCACATCTGAATAGACATCAGCTTGAGGGGGCCTGAGAGGCCCCTGACAGCGTTATAGAGCAGAGGCCACATGTCCATTAAAGTGCAGAGTTTACTAACCGAGAAGGCTAAGAGATTCGGTTCGTCCGAGTCGGCTAGTGACTTCCAAGCGTGCTTTATGGACGCCCTGAATTACACCCTCAATGATATAGATGAAGCCCTAGGCCTGACCACCAGCGCTGTTACGTCCACCTCAGGCAGTATTGACTTGGACGAGCAGAAGTACAGGATGCTTATTTCCTATGGCCTAGACATGCATATATCAGAGGGCAACGAATGGCCCATAGCTCCTACGGGTGACTTGGTACGTAGGTGGCGTGATAAGATGTCAATGCGCCATGTCAACTACATGAAGGAGCAGAGTTCCAAGGGTGGGCTTGGTGATGTTGATGAAGATTTAAGCGGGAACTAAACAATGGCAGACTACCAGATTGATACACTCCTAGCAGAGCGCAAGGCTGTTCTGGTAGAATTTGAGGGGCAGGCACTAGAAGCCGACAGGGTATTAAAGCGCAGATGGGACAGCATTCCCAACAAGTATTTGAAGTCTGTAGAGGCTGATGTACGAGCAAGGCGCTTTGAGACAGACCCTAAGTGCGACACCACAGAGGCCACAGGCAAGTGGCGCATTGTCAAGGTTGAGGCCAAGCGTGGGGACAGTGGGAGCCGTGGTGGTTCTATCACAGAGACCCTAGCCCTTGGGCTGCAAACCACATTGCCAGAGGACGAAGCCCGTGTTCGGCAAATTGAAGGCTCTCCATCCGGCGGTTCATTAAGGCTTACCCGTGCATGGGTGTATGTAGATCCTGAGTCTGCGGATACACTTATCACAGCCCTGAATGCTGTCAAAACAGTTACAAACCCCCAAGGTGATGAACAAACCTTTACGGGCACATTCTCCGCAGGCCTTGTTTCCCAGACAGAGAACGATGATGGAAGCGTAACCATCTCCCAATTGCTGTCCAAAGTGGACACAGTAGATACGTTTGCTGAACTATACGCACTCACCCCTGCTGAGATAAATCAGACCAAGCAGCAGGTGCATCCCTTTGATCCAGACGGAGACTTCAATGTCTACACCGTCAACCAGACCGTGTGCCGTGAGACGCAGACGTTCAAGAACATTTACGCTGAGAGTCAGGACACGATCAATGCCTTCACTCCAGCACAACTCACAGCCTTTGCTCCATCAGGGTTCTCGTTTCTGGACAAGGAACTCAAAGAGGAGCAGGACGGCACCCTCAGCCTAGCCGTTACATTCCAAGACATTACGGACAAGGATGTCTATGTAGGCAACGAAGTGTCTAATGCTTCCCTTGGAACTACGTCCACAGAACTCTATCTTGAGCAGGCAAATGACACGCCGCTAGATACGTCAGGGGACGTGGGCCAAGGGTCTATTGTCTCTACACGGGTGAGCCGCAGAGAGAACGGCACCTTTGACAAAGAGAAAGAGGTTGAGACATCTATTGAGCAAGTGGCACGGTTCCGCAGCCAGAGCAGCTTGTTCCGCTTAGAGGATGAGATCCTTTACAGCAACCATCGTGAGAAGATAGAAGCCCCTACCGCAACAGGCTCAGGCATCTACACTGTGAGCCAACGTCAGAACCGTGACGGCACCTACAGCGGCACGCTAACCTACGAGCAAGGGTTAGGGCAGGGTGAAGTGAGATGGGACTCTGAGGAGTCTACACTACGGGCTGCTGACAGCGTGCTGTACAAAGACTGGGATGAGCAGGTTATGGCTCCTTCCAGCGTTCAGGGGGCTATATATAGCACAACCAACACCCTTTCAGACCGTGGCACATACGATGCTAGGTTGGTGTACGAGGAGAGCAATGCTGAAACCGTGCTGTTCCCGTCTCGCACTACGGCCTTCCGTGACGCCAACACCATTCTGTATGAGAACTCTCGCGCCAAGATAAGTGCCCCCGATGCGACAGGCAGTGGCGTATATACGGTGAGTCAGCGCCTCAACCAAGACGGCACCTATACGGGTAGCCTTGTGTATGAGGATGGCCTGAACTCTGGTGAGGCAGAGTTTGCCGCACGTAATAGCCAACTATCCAATGACAACGCCATAATCTACCGTGCCAGAACGTCACAGGTGGATGCCCCCACTAGCACGCAAGGGGCTATATATGACGCGACAAACAGCCTAGGGGATGATGGATTATACGATAGCCGTCTGATCTACGAAGAGAGCCTTGCTGAGACAGCACACTTTGACTCGTCCGTTTCGGCCTTCCGTGATGCCCGTACAATCTTGTACGAGAACAGCCGCACCAAGATAGAGCCTCCTGCCACCGTAACAGGTAGTGGTGTCTACTCTGTCACCCAGAGAATTAACGAAGACGGCACTTATTCCGGGCAATTAGTGTACGAAGCTGGACTTAATGCAGGGGAAGCACAGTGGGGCAGTCGCAATAGTGCGCTTTCCAACGACAATTCCATCATATACCGCAGCCGCACATCTCAGGTGGAAGCACCGGGAGACGTACAAGGGGCTGTCTATGATGTGAGCAATGAGTTGGGCAACGATGGTTTATATGACGCACGCCTAGTGTACCAAGAGTCTATTGCTGACAACGTACAATTCAACTCAACAGCCACAGCCTTTGTTACAGGCACATCCATTGTCTATGAGAACAGCCGTACAGCAATCAGTGCTCCCTCGTCCGTAACGGGCAGCGGGGTGTACAGGGTTAGCCAGCGGTTCAATGAGGATGGTACGTACACGGGCAGTTTGGTGTATGAGAACGGCACCAGCAGTGGCACGATAGGATTCCTTTCCCGTGATGCTGTGTTGTCTAACGCTGACAGCGTGATCTACAAGGACAGCAACTCAGTGGTGGGTGCCCCCGGTGGCGAGACTCAGGGCGCAATCTACTCTGTGAACAACACCCTGACAGAGCGTGGCACCTATGACAGTCGGTTGGTTTATGACGTGTCAGTGGCCAAGACGGCATCTTTCCGTTCGCAAAGCACTACGTTCATAGATAGCAACACAATCCTTTACGAGAATAGCAGATCCAAGATAAACGCGCCAGATGCGGCACATGGCGTGTATTCCGTGAACCAACGTATCAATGAAGATGGTACGTATTCGGGGTCGCTAGTCTATCAGGAGGGGCAAGATGCAGGCGAAGCGGAGTGGGCGTCCAAGAACAGCACGCTCTCAAACGACAACTCAATCATCTATAGAAGCCGCACAACTCAAGTGGATGCGCCATCAAGCGTGCAGGGCGCGGTGTATGATGTTACGAACAGCCTTGGCAACGACGGCCTCTATGACGCAAGGTTAGTTTACCAAGAGAGCATTTCTGACAACATATTATTTACAGGTGTGAACGGTCCATTCAATCAGAGCAACGAGATTCTGTATGAGAACAGCAAGGTAAAGCTCACGGCACCAGATGCGGACAGTGGCCTCTATCGCGTGAGCCAACGCATCAATGAGGATGGGACATACAGCGGCAGCCTGACATACTCTACGTCAGACAACAGTGCTGTGGCACGCTTCCCCAGTGAACGCTCCACCCTCCAAGACTCTGACAACATCCTGTACAGGGATCAGACTTCCATAATCACCGCAGAAGATGCGGCTCAATCCGGCATATACGCCGCAAGAAATTCGCTCAATGACAGGGGGCTGTATGACGGCTCCTTGGTCTACCAGACATCCACCCCCGACAGCATTGGTTTTGTGTCCTCCCGCACGCCCTTTGCTCAGGGGACAGAGTTGTTGTACGAGAACAATCTTGACATTATCACAGCCCCCGCCACCAATGTAGGCATTTACAGGGTGAGCCAGCGTCTTAATCAGGACGGCACATACACAGGCTCCCTTGTCTACAATGCGACAGTGGATGGTGGTGAGGCTCGCGTGGACTCTCAGAGCAGCCTGACGGCGTTAGAAGTGGACGTTCTATACAAGAGCACAGATGCAGTTGTTCCGGCAGACCTAAGCGATGCTCAGGGAACCATCTACAATACCAGCAACACATTGCGCGACGATGGGCTTTATGATGCACGACTCGTCTACCGCGCAAGCAAACCTGTTAGCGTGGAGTTCAGCAGCACAGAGGGGCCATTAGATGCGTCTGAATCCATCCTCTACCGCAACAATACTGCACAGATAAATCCCCCTGCTGGCGTTGATGGGCTGTACAACACGTCCAACTCCTTCAACGAGGACGGAACGTACAACGGCACGCTGACATACAGCAAGGGCATTCCGTTTGCAACAACGCACTCATGGTCAAGCAACAACCAAGACCACACGCTCTACATCTACAAGAACCAAGAGACTGTAGACATTCCAGCGGCAAGCGTATATAACCAGAACTCCCTGAGTGTAGTGCCTAACAGGGATGGAACCTATGACGTTACATTCACCACCGTTGATAATGATACGTTCATGTCAGCCACCCCCGGTGAGGGAAGCACGTCAGCAAGCGTCTATCTCTACAACATTGATAAGAAGAAGTATTACCAAGACTCTCAGGCGTGGGCTACTACCAAGGAAAAGGCTCAGGCGTTCATGGAGGGCAATGGCGCTGCTAACATCACATACGATACAGCAGTGGGTGATGTAATCGCAGGTAACTTCGACAACAAGCAGACATCCCTGCGTCCCGCTGGCCGCAGATGGTGGACGAGGAGGCTGGATGTCTACCTTACTTGAGTCTAAGATAGAGTCCCTTGAGAAGATTGTGATGGGACTCTCTGCTGCCATGCAGGCCATGAAGATGCAGTATGAGAGTGAGTTGCTATTGATACAGGATGAGATTGATGCAGCACAATCCAATGACTACGGCCATGATCCTGTTGCATTCTCTGGAACGGTGTGGGTGGCAGGAACTCAACTGACAGGGCTTGACGATTTGGGCAAGCGTTATGTGACAGTGAACTTCGCAAACAACACGGCAGCCGAATCCGATGGACCACCCGTATCAGGAGACCCGAACATTGAGTGGTATGATAAAACTGAAACTTATGGCGATATTCACGTTGTTCGCGGCTAGCGCTGTAGCACAATGGGAAACAAGCTCTTGGACGCCTGACGCCACCTACAATTGCTTGCCAACCAGAGGCATAGTGGGTGAGACAAATGTGTACGTTGACAGCACCACCTATATCACCACCAATGCCTTTGGCGATATAACCACCAACACCTACTTCGATAGGGTGCAATACGGCAATGACAACTTCCTGTCTGTCAACAACTACACCACCAACTACACCTTCCAAACCGTAGACTGGCGTGCCATAGACCTGCATAACGCATACAGGGAGCGCCTTGACATTCTAGGTGGGGCTGATGACACCGTGGTCAAGTTCTACAGGTATGAGCGAGAGAGCCTTGTGTCCCTGAAAGAAGAGATCCAAGACCTGATTGAGTTGAACATGTTTGCCGACAAGTCCCAGATGACTGTCAATGACGACTTTCACGGCCTGCCAACCATCCCCGTCCTTGCCTATACCAGCGCCCTTATCAATGCATCCATGCCTACCAACTGGTTTGACTACACACCTTGGCGGCAACTCAATGGCTGCGGCACGGCATACACCAGTGACAGCACGCTTCCCGGCTTCTCAGATCTGGACTACGGGTACAAGCACGTCACCAACCTGATAGCAGAACTAACCCACACAATCCACTCTGTGTCGAGGTCGGGCATTCACGAAAAGGATTGGCGAGGGGCCAGCAGCACCAACATGCCAAGTGAAGACTACATGGGGTGCGACGTGACTGCGCCATCGTACTATGCATCTCCGTCATGGTTAGAGTTGCAGGGTG